AGCTTTTGTGCCTTCGCTATCGCTTCGGCGTTTCCACTATTCAGTGCCTCTTTCAGTTTGTGCGGAATGATATGATCGACCACCGTTGCCGCCGTCACTCTTCCCTGCTCATGACACATGACACACAGCGGATGAGTACGAAGAAATATGAGACGCTCACGGTCCCATCTGCTGCCGTAGATACGGGGCGATTTGTTCATGTGATTACCCTGCTTACAGACGAAAGCGTCTATTTGATGTGCGCGTGTGATGCGCGGTGAAATTTGGGCATAAAAAAGCCTGACCGAAGTCAGGCTGTTCTGTTTATTGGTTGACGAATCATTTCAGGCATTGCGTACTGATGTATTCCTGCAATGTTCTTAGCGCTGATTGGTCACTGATAATCCCATCTCTGATACTGAGAACGTTTCGTCCAGCAATTGAAGAGAGTTCGACGGTGGCATCATTGCCCATGCCGGAGGCGCTGGAGGTTTCGGCTGTGGCTGGCAATGGACACTTGCCTTTGACGAGCACCCTGCCACCATTATCAAGCTTGTGCTTAAGAGAATCGTTCTGAGCCTTAGCATCAGCAAGTTCCTTTGTGTATTTGGCATCAAGTGCCGCTACGTCTCGCTGCCGGGTTTGCATGTCATTGATGGTGGCATTTGCCAGAATGAGTTGCTCTTTGGCTTTATCGCGCTGGTCTTTGTAGGTGATGGCGTTACTGCGGTAGTGGTTAACTGACCAACCAAGCGACACAATGATGCAGACAACCGCAGCGATGATGATTGCGACTATCCTGCTCACTTGTCACCCCACATACAGACTTCGCGCTCAATCTCTCGTCTGGTGATAAGCCCTTTCCACTGCTTTCCGCCAGCATACGTCCAACGGCGTAATTGTTCGCACGCGCCTTTAATGTCACCCTGGTTGATTTTGTGCAGTAGTGTTGAGGTCTTGAAGTTTCCGGCACCAACGTTGTAGACGAACGAGTAAAGCGCACCGCGAGTTGTTTCGGGGATTGGTACTTTGATATACGGGTTAATTTGCCTGGCGACCGTGTTCAGGTCTTTATTCAGCAGCGCCTTACACTCAGATTCTGTGTAAGTCTTGCCGATCATGATGTCGTTCCCGGTATGCCCGTAACAAACTGTCCAAATACCAACAACATCGCGGTATGGCTTATATCTGACCCCCTCCAGACCATCATTACCAGTTGGCCCAGTAATCAGTACAGAAGCTATTGCGATAGCCCCACCACCAACGGCTGCCAGTACGCTTTTTCGAAGGGTGCTGTTCATCAGATTTCCTTTGGTGCTTTCTGACCGAGTTCGGCGATAACCGTGGCTGTAGCTGATGGATTTCTGGAGTCGGTTTTATTCAAAATGTCCTGCAGTATCTTCGTTCGCTTCATTTGCTCACGCTTGTTGAGCCGGTAAGTCAGAACGCCGAGGATAATGCTGAACGCGACGCCAATGATGAAGCCCCAGTCCTGTAGAGAAAGACTGGCAAAGAAAGCCGCAAGACCAGCGCTACCGTATGAAGCATTGCTGTATCTTTCGTCCATCTTCATTTTCTCACCCCCTGAGTGCGGGGATCTGTTCAATTTAGGAATTAACGTGGTTGTTGAGTGAACAAATCCAGGATACGTTTATCAGTAACGTGGTTTGTTCGCGATTAACGGCGTGAGCAAATCAGGCAGGAGGCTGTTAGCGCAGTCTCTTGCCGCCCACTTCACGAAGCCCGGCCATAGTGCTGGGCTTTTCATATGTGTAAAACGCCCTACCCGTAACCACGAAAGTTAGAAGGCATCTGAGATGTTCTGGTGTTTGGGAGGGCGCTTTCAGAAATGTCGCGCCAGAAATGCAAAAAGCCCGTGGTTTTTGCCTCGGGCTTTCTTTTTAATCCATCTTAACAAAGGACGGATTTCTACTGTTAGGGTTATGATATTCTACTTTTCGTCATTTTGCAAGATGCAATCGTTATCGGAGTAAAACTTAGCTGGTAACTTTCGATAAAACTACATTTGCAGCAGACTCCTCCATTTCAACCTTGCTAATTAATGACTCATAGAATGGCTTAATAGCCTTATCCCATACGCCTGGTGAAATTGCATCGGTGAACTGACATATTGCACGAAAGCATGAAGCCGCGGGTATGCGCTCATACCCACGCCCTGAGCACTGCTTGCAGGATGAATAAACTGGAACGCCCTGTAGTTCTGATTTCTTCCTGTCCAGCGCTACGCCACGCCCGCGGCATTTAACGCAAGATGTAGATACAACACCTGCGCCATTGCATTTAGTGCATAGTGATTCCGTTACCTCCACAGCCGTCCTTGCAGGAGTTTTCTCACCACACCCGGGATGCTTAACGATTCTCTCCTTTTTCCTTAAGACTCCGCGCCCATTGCAGCAAGAACACATGGCATTACTAGCCGCCGATCGGCAGTAATCCTGATACGCGAAAGTTGCGAGCGTTTGCACTACTTTCCCTTTAACATTGGTATCAAGTTTGCGTAAGGCAGCCACCTTGTCGCAATGCTTCATACCATGCTGTACCAGTAACTGAATTGCCTTCCGTTTGTCGTTATCGCTCAGGTTCATTTTGCCGCTGAAAGCACTGAACCCGAGCGGAGCGCGACTTTGAACCATACCAAATGCTGCCATCACATCGGTATTAGTCAGTGAGTCTGATGCCGTTGCTCTCGGTGAATCTGATAGTTGAGGAGACTTCGGAGAGTGGAATTTCACAGTGTTTTCCAAATTCATGCAGCATCGCCTCCCGATGTCTTGTTCAATCCAAGCCGGTTCACCAGTTCACGCTCTCGCTCATGCAGATAATCCATCGCCTTCTGGTGTTGCTCCGTCATCTCTCTGACGCTGCGCAATTCAGCTTCGTCACGTTCACGCTGCTGTTTCGCCTGGTTAATGCTGGTTACGGTCATAAATACCTCTCCCGCCCTGATGAATCATTAAAACGCCGTTAACGATGGCGTGATACCTGGCTTCTTTGTCGTACAGATAACGCCTGACTGTGTTGCGGTGGCACGATAAGCGCCGTGCTACTTCTGTCTGGTTTCCATATGTCTCTATGAGCATGTCTGGAATGGTTTTGATAGTGTGTGTCATGCGGCCTCCCGGATAACCTGCTCATGACTCAGATATTGACCCCAGCAACTGACCAACAATCTCGCTTTCACAACGGCTTTCTCTTCGTTGCGCCACCTGCAGAACCAGTTAACAGCGCCTTCCATTTCTTGCCTGACCTTGCCGGCATTGTCGAAATGCAGCGGATAGACAACATCATCGAAAATTGCCGCAGTGGTCATTGGGTATTGGATTTTGCTCATGCTGCCTCACTTCTGCTGTCACGCAGGTATTTAAGCTTCTGCTGATACTCCGCCTTAATCGCTTTGCATTCTTCGATAGTCCAGCGATGGCGGTTATGGTTTGATTCGATTTCGTCTACCGCGGCCTGACCGATACGGTTAATAAGCTCGACGCGATACGGAACGAGATTTCCGCTTTTATGCTGGTTGCACACCACGCATTGCTTGTGAATATTGCGTTCATCAAATCGGAGTTGAGGTGCCGCAGCAGTTGTCCGGTAATGTCCGGCATCCCACTGAGCAGACGTGAGCGTTCCGCACGAGATACATGGTAAGTCTCGGTCTCTTTCTCTGATGTAGGCGTTTACGGCTTGTTGGGCTTGTTTAATCCAGTAACTGCGGGGTTTTAAGGCGAGCTTTCGAATCTTTAACCTGTCTTTCTGCTGTTGCTCCTCTCGTCGTAGCTTTTTGTCTGCTGCTTTTTCCGCTTTTTCGCGTTCTTTGCTTCGTCGCTCGAGTGCTATCTTGGTTCCACACTCTGGAGAGCACCACCACTGATTAGCGAATGCAGGGTGAAACCATTCCCTACATTCTTCGTTTTTGCATCGTCTTCGCGCTGGTTTAGCCATCGTCTTCTTCCTCGTACATTGAGCTATTCGGATCGCTCATCAGTTCTGCGCAGCAGTGCTCACACACGTGAACTTCCAGCACATGCAGTTTCTGACCGCAGTTAGCGCACGTTAAAGCCCGCTCGACGCTTTCTTTCTGGTATTGAAGGGATTGGGATGGACTAAGCATTATTGGCGTCCTGCATCATGAGAAAGACAATCATGGCGGCGCGGAGAGGTCTGGTATCAAATATTGGGCTTACGCCTTTTGCATCCACACACCATTCAGTTAACTGGTCTAAGATAGAAATCCTGTGTTTCTCAATAATCGGCCATGAGGCACTCGGATCATTGCAGTAATCAGGTAAATGGTTTAATGGCTCAAAAGTTGTATCAGCGTTTCCGTAATACCATTTGTTGGTGTTATTCCCTGACGTTTCCGGCTTACATGCCCAAAGGCCTTTAAAAATTATGTCTCCTACCATTCGGTTAATTTCAAAATCACTTAACTGTGAATAATCCATTGTCATTTCCTCGCACGTTCTCTAAGCCACCGGATATCCCACAGGTGAGCCGTGTAGTTGAAGGTTTTTACGTCAGATTCTTTTGGGATTGGCTTGCGTTTATTTCTGGAGCGTTTCGTTGGAAGGTATTTGCAGTTTTCGCAGATTATGTCGGTGATACTTCGTCGCTGTCGTGCAATACGTCCTCCTTCGTCTCTGGCAGCGGGAAATTACCTACTGGCGACCGCTCACATCTGATACACCATTGGTGCCAATAAGGTTGATTTGGCCGGAATCGATAATCGTCTTTGCTTTCTCCGCAGCGGTAACATCGTTTCATGCAACTCTCCCTGTTCGTTGTGACCACTCGTACTCTCGCCGGGAATCATCACTCCATCGCACGTTACGCTCTGAGCCGAACCAGAACATAATTTCGATAAGCTCTGTCATGCTCGCCTTCCTCATCTTGCTGGTACGTACCCCAAGAAGAACAACGCCACCGTCTATTCCGGGTACGCTTCTTTGCTCCATCTTTTTTGTCTTGAGCCACAGCGCGGTGAAGATGTCTTTCCAGTCTTCCGGAGACAGTCGTTGACCATGCCAAAGCACCTGACGGGAGACGTCCTGAAGCATCGGCCACATACGGTCGTTCTGCGCTTTGGTTCGCTTAGGTTCTTTGACGTGGACTTCGTGGGGTGACTTGTCGTCGATTGGTAGTGAGAGAATGGCGTCTATGGCGTTATTTCTGATTGCTTCGTTGCGAAGCAGGAATAATTGCTTCACTTGCCCTCCTGCTCTTCTCCTTGCGCTTATCCGCGTAATACCGGTTTAATTCGTCAGACATCCTCTCTCCGATAAGCGGCCATGACTCAAACCTCGCATTCGCAAAATTCTCAAGCCATCTCGCAAAATCATCCAATTTATCTGCTAACCAATAAACAAAATCTGACAGCCATACTGCTGAAGCCAAAAAGATACGATGCGGATTAAGGATGAAAATAAGCGATATTTTCATTCCTCTTGATACTTTACTCATACTCACTCCTTCACTTTGATTCCAGCGGCGATGATGGCTCTCTCAACATCGCGCTCATATCTCATTGGTTGAAAGACTCCATCAATGAAATATTCGTCGTCAGCACATGCTGCCGGAATTTCAATTTCGATTGTCTTCCTGCCAGCCTGCCATCCCTTCCATGCTATGTGCAGCACATAATCCAGATAGCAGTTTCGCCTTTCATCCCATCTAAGGTCATCAGACGTGAACTGCATAACTTCTAGCGCCCATTGCTCGAAAGCCTTTCTTGATTCATCCATATTCCTCTCCATCAATGAACCTGCTCGCCATCGCTAACTTTCAGACGCATTGTTCCGTCTTCCCATTCGTGCAGATACTCCTTCTTGTTCTCGGCAGCCATAAAACCACGGGCATAAGACAGACAGTAATTCATTGACATCCTCCCCCACCTTCGCACTTCGTGACTCAGGAGGGGGATTCCCATTAGTGGGTGACGGCTGATTGCTCAGCGTCTGGTTCCTGCTTCAACGGGCGGTCTGACTGCACCGTCCCTCCACAGGCAAGTACGGCGTGCCCCGCCGCTAAAATGTTGCGAGCGCCGTTTACATCGGCGTTCGCTGTATATCCACAAGCCCGACACACGAATTTACTTTGTGTCAGGCGGTTTTCTTTCGCTGTATGACCACAGCACGCGCAACGCTGGCTTGTGTACGCTGGCGGAACAGCAAGCACCTGACCACCACGCCAGAGCTGCTTGTACTCAAGCTGGCGGCGCATTTCATACCAGCCCTGATCCAGTATCGAACGGTTTAAACCTGATTTTGCCCGAACATTGCGCCCCGGCTGGCTGACCGTACCCGCTGCTGACTTTGACATGTTGCTGACCTTCAAATCCTCAATGACTATCATTGCGTGGTTTTTGCTGATGATCGTTGTGACTTTATGAAGGTAGTCTCTGCGGATATTTGCGATACGGGAATGCAGACACTGTATTTTGCGTTTCTGCTTCTGCCAGTTGTTGCTGAATTTGACCCTGCGGCTTAACTGTCGCTGAAGTCTCGCCAGCTTCTTCTGGTTTTTCTGAAAACTGTTTACAGGTTCAAAGACTGTGCCATCTGACAGCGTGGCGAGTTTAGCCACGCCAGCATCCAGACCGACTATCGTTGTGCTTGTGTGATTTGGTTCTGCCGTTTCAATTTCAACCTGAAACGAGATATACCACTGTCCCGCTAACTGACTGATTGTTGCATTTTTGATTTTACCGTTCACACGTTGAGATTGCCGGAATTTTACCCATCCAAGACCTGACGGTAGCTTCACTCTGCGATTTTCAAGGCAGCAATATTTCTCAAAGTTCACAAAACGGATTGAGTCTCTGCCCTCATTTTTTCGTTTCCATACCGGAGCCTTAGCTGCGAGCTTTTTATCAAAACAACGTTTCCATGCGGTATGCAGGTCTTTCAGCTTTTGTTGCAGATTGTCGGTATAAGCATCCTGTAAGAAGATATATTCCGGCATTTTTTTCCACACTGTAATCATCCGGTTCAACTCGAAAGCCGAAGGTAACTTTTCGCCTGAGCCAAGTACGCGCTTTGTCTCCGCAAGACCTAAATTCCAGACAAAACGGGCGCAACCACATAACTGCCGCAAACGCTGCGACTGTTCATGCGTTGGTTCCAGTCTGAATTTGTAGGCTTTCAGGATTAGCATCATCATTCAGTGTGTAGTAGATTTTCTTGCAATATTACTGTTTTTACGGCCAACCTCAATGCAAAAATACAAAATCAATCGTTCAAGACATGCTGCCTTCCTTTTGCATGTTCATCTTGTCTTTGTAACAAAATACCGTCGAAAGATACTGGGAGAGTTACACTGTGCAGCATTCCATCAGTATGCAGCAGAAGTCTGCCGTGATTTTGGGGCAGAACTTAAAGAAAGTAACGGAGATGTCGATCATGTCCACATGCTGATCGAATACCCACCAACAGTGCAGCTTTCGGTACTGGTTAACTCACTGAAAGCAGTGACATCCCGCCGTCTGCGAAACGAATTTCTTGATTTGCGGGGGGCATACGGAAAAGCCGTGCTCTGGTCGAGGTCATACTTTGCTGGCTCCTGCGGAGGTGCGTCGCTGGAAGTTGTGAAGCAATATATTCAACATCAGCGAGGCTGAGCACCCTTCGGGCTTTTCAAGCCCGTCCAAATTCCCCTCCCGCCTTATGTCGGCGGGAGTACCCTTTGGAAGTTAAGATGGGCTTTCTCCGACCTTAGCCAACGCATCCATAGCATCACAAAATAATTTCTCTGCTTGTTTCTTTCTCATCATTTTTCTCCACCACAAATAAAAAGGCCTGCGATTACCAGCAGGCCTGTTATTAGCTCAGTGATGTAGATGGTCATCAGAATCCTCCTTTCTTCTTGGAGTGCGGTTCCTCGCGTTCACGGCGGCGCATTTCAGCAGACTGTTGGTCTGTGTCATAAATAGCGCCATTTGCCTGAATGCAATACACCGTGCCGGTATTGCCATGGCGATTTAGACGAAGGATTAGTTCGGTTTCACCAGGCGGAACGCTGTCATCAAAAGCACCTTCACGATGGATACCAACCCAATAATCGCAATCCTGTTCAATCTGCCCTGTATCTCGGGAGTCGCTTGGTAATGGGCGTTTATTGGTTCGGCTTTCCAGTGCGCGGTTAAGCTGCGTCAGAAGCACAACAACGCAATCAAGCTCTTTGGAAAGGTTCTTCAGTCCCTTAGTAATCATGCCGTAAGCAAGGTCGTTACGATCGGACTTTTCAGCGGTCATTAGTGTCAGGTAATCGACCAGAATCATGCCAACACATCCTTTTTCTCGCTTGATTCGACGGCTTTCGCTGATGATTTGAGCCAGAGATAATCCCGGCGTGTCGTCGATGTAAAGCAGGTCGATTTCACTCAAGCGATTGGCTGTTTCGATCGCCCTGTTGAAGTCACCATCGTAATCACCCTGATAGCCGTCATCAGCGTCATTTGTCGCCGGAAGGTAAAAAATATTTGGGTTAACACCTGACTTCTGCCCTACCAGTTTTTCCAGTATCTGGTCACCTGGCATTTCAAGGCTGAACATCAGAGCGGGCTTTTTCTCATGAACTGCGCAGTTGATTGCCATCTGGCTGTATAGCGTCGTTTTACCCATCTTAGGGCGAGCGCCAATGACAAACAGAGAGCCTTTCACCAGACCTTTCGGTGACAGCATCCTGTCCAGCGATGGGATCCCTGTGCTCATTCCTCGTTGTTCGCCTGACGGGTCAAATCGCTTCTCAAGGTCGCTAACCCAGTCTTCCATGACCTCACCAAATGAGCGAAGGCCGCGACGCGATCCGGTTTTTGCATGGTCTGTCAGTTGCGTGAAAATCGCCTGAATAGCTTCGTACTTCTGCGTTGCAGTCATTCCGTTGCGGGAATAGAGCAATTCCGTCGCTTCAGTCATGCGGTTGATGGCGTAGCGTTCCATTGCGGTTTCACGAACCTGCATTGCATAGGCAACGATGTTTGCTGCGCTTGGCGTGTTCTTTGCGATCTCAGCGATATAAGCAAAACCGCCAACTGACACCGCTAACGATTTACGCTCCAGTTCATCGAAAAGCGTCAGGCCATCTACTGGCTTTTGCTCCCGGTGCATTCTGGTTATTTCTTCGAAAAGGATTTTGTGTGGTCGGCTGTAAAATGAATCAGGCTTCAGCATCGCCAGAACTTTCTGGACGCGCTCACTGCTGTCATCATCCAGAAGCAATCCACCAATCACCGCCTGCTCCGCCTCGATGCTATGTGGCGGCGCGTAAAAATTATCGGTCATCGTGTTCACCCTCACGAACTTTCAGGTAGGTATTATCGTTAAGCAGGAAATCAAATTCCTTTTTGTGCCAGACGGTTCCGCGTTGATGGTTTTGGCGCTCTTCGAACATCCATCGGCAATTTTCGCCTACGTAGCTCAGATAATTTCTCCAGTCCTGCATCGTGAACCCATGCCCGTCGAGTTGGCGTGTTATCACTCCGGCTTTTCGCCAGAAAGTTCGGATCTGGTTTTTACGTTTGTCATTCAGTGCGCGAACCCTGGAAGCTTCAGGAAGTAATTCGTGGTAAGCATCGACAACATCCTGACAACTGAGAGCTGATTTTTTCTTGTCAGGATTTTCGTCTGCTGCGGTACTCTCTAATACGTTAGTATTAGAGATATTATTTATATTATTGTTTATGGACAATCGTTGGACACCCGTTGGACAACATTCGCTGTGAGCCGCGTCATTACTGGTGTTTGCGTTGGACAATCGTTGGACATCCGTTGGACAATTTGGAGCCTGAAAATCATCATATTTCAACACTGTTATCAGGCTGAATTTTCTCCCTTTCGACTCGATACGAATCATTCCATTCCCTTCAAAAGAACGAAGCAAACTTTTTACTTTGTTATCCGGGATGAATGTTTCACTTACCAGTTTTGGCCGTCCGGTAATTAGCTGTCCTCGCTCAACCAACATCTCACCAATGTCGGTATTTACGACTGCCGGAGAGTGATTGGCTTTCAGTATCAGGTGCAGGAAAAGATGCACAGCCTGAGAATCCTTGTATAGCTTGCTATCCATGAATTGGCGGTGAATCAAGGCAAACCCCTTACCGCCATTTGTACGCGGCTTCTGGAGCCTTCTGGCCTCTCTGGCTTCGGCTAGATTGGATATGTTACTCATGACCTTTCCTCTTCAGTATTAGCTTCACTTTCTCCAACTCAGCCCGAAATCGACCAGGCTGTTTGAAGCTGGATAAGAACCGATCACGTAGTATGTTTTTGTGTAATTTGTCCTGGTCAGGACTGAGTTGTTTTGGCATAATTACTCCTGTGGATTGATCCAGTCTTTCTACATCAGGCCTCGAAGAATTCGCCGTTCTTCGGGGCTTTTTCTTTTGTCAGCAGATGCGCAACTTTCTTTGCCAGTTCTGCCAACTCCTCATCCTCGACACCCCACTCCAGAACCGCCAATAACATCCCAATCTTCGGAATGAAATCGCCTTTCCATCGTGAAATTTGAGATTCGTTAACGCCTAACGCATCAGCGACTTTCCGCTGACCACGAATAGCTATCCGGTTAAGGATGCTGCTGGTAATTGCGTTGGCTTTCTTGCGAGTGCCTGTGAGTTCCATATGTGAACATTCCTGTAGTTAATAGTTAGTTGTGCGCATTCGTTGATGCGCATTGAAATAGATTTACCGCGTTGTCGGCGGTTCAGATTGGTAAAGAGCGTTGATACTTAACTTGCTGCCAGTAAGTCGGCTAAATCAGGACGAAGTTCTCTGGCTTTAATTCTTCCTCCTGTAGCTTTTACGATTGCTGCCACATACTTAGCGTCAATGCCGCCACCATGTAACCAACGCCATACAGTTGGCTGCTTAACTCCACACAAAGAGGCGAGTTTTTGCTGGCTTCCTGCAATGGCAACAGCTTTTTGTATTGCTTTGTTAGTCATTGCTTATTCCCTTTCGTATAACACACAACAAATAATAGCAATGAGTATTAATCAAAGCAATAGCAAAACGTGTTTTGACCATTAATACGCAAGCGTATAAATTGAATATTATGAAAAAAGAAACTCTCTCTGACCGTCTCAACAAGGCAATGGAACTAGCTGGTATGTCTCAAGGTGCTCTTGCTAAAGCGTCAGGCGTTGCTCAGCCAACGATCTGGCGTTTGACAAGTGGAAACGCTCGTGGGTCAACAAAGATTGTTGAAATAGCAAACGCGTTAGGTGTTAGTTCGGAATGGTTGTCTACCGGAATTGGTCCTATGAAAAAAGATGGAACTACTCCGATAAACGCATCTCCATCATCAAACACATTTAAAATCGATATCCTAGATCTTGAAGTTAGCGCGGGTCCTGGCGTTATCAATCGAGAATTCGTGGAAATACTCCGCTCGGTTGAGTATTCGCAGGACGATGCCAGACACATGTTTGATGGTAGAAAGGCTGAAAATATCCGCATCATAAATGTGCGTGGGGATAGCATGTCAGGAACTATTGAACCAGGAGATTTGTTGTTTGTAGACGTAAGCATCAAAAACTTCGATGGGGATGGGATATACGCCTTCCTCTATGACGATACCGCACATGTTAAGCGGCTCCAGAAGATGAAAGATAAACTATTGGTCATATCTGATAATAAGAGTTATTCAGCTTGGGACCCAATTGAAAGAGATGAAATGAATAGGGTTTTTGTCTTTGGAAAGGTGATTGGAAGCATGCCGCAGACCTATAGGAAGCACGGTTAGCCAGCTAATGGCCTGATGAGACATTCTGGTGATGTAGAAAGACGAAATCATTAGCGCTTGCCCGCCACAATTTAACAAGGAAAATCAAATGGTTAATCAGATAAGACCCATATCACCCCGCCAAGGAAACCTCCAGTTATTTCCTGTAAAAGAGGTTGAAGTTGAAGGCGTGGCAATGGGAGTTCTTAACGATGGAACGCCATATCTTACCGGCCGAGGACTGGCTGAAATGTGTGGCGTGCATCATAGTGTAATTCAGGATATTTCTTCTGATTGGGCTAGCGAACGCCTTAAACCTCGTGGAAAAAAAATCGACACTGTTCTCCTTGATCAGGGTATAGATGTTGACTCACTTTACATACCATCTTCAGAAACTAAGCGGGACCATTATCCATACCCTGATTATGTTTGCATGGCAATTCTTGAGTATTATGCGTTTGATGCAAGCCAAGCAAACAACGCCACAGCTCTTAGAAACTATCGTCTTTTAGCAAGGCAAACACTTCGTGAGTTTATTTTTAGAAGTGTTGGTATCGATCCAAGAAATCCAGTAAGCGGCGCCTGGAAGTGCTTCCAAGAGCGCATTATCCTTAATGATAAAATCCCAGCCGGGTTCTTCAGTGTATTCCGAGAGATGGTGGATATCACTGTGCCTTTGATTAATGCTGGATTTGAATTGGGCCCTAAAACTGTTCCCGATATTAGCGTTGGAACTCGATGGGCAAACCACTGGAAGCGCAATAATCTGAGCGAAAAATACGGGGAAATACAGAAACATCCTCATGTCTATCCGGACTGGTTTCCGCAGAGTAAAGCCGGGAAAGTGCCAGCGAATATATATCCCGAAGAAGCTTTAGGTGAATTTCGCAGATGGCTTAGGGAAGACTATGTCCCAAAAGGTTTTAAGGATTATCTTGCTGATAAGGTCCAACAAAAAGTCATAGAAAACGCCAAAGCCATTGAGGTTTTGGAAAACCTACAAAGACCTGAGTTACCTAACAAGAAGAATTGATCAACGCCCGGCCATTGCGCCGGGTTTTCTTTGCCCTACTCTTTCAGTAGCTTCACGGCAAGTTTCATGCACTGCAACTGGTCACCTTCCCACTTATCCAGCCCCTTCGCTAACTCAGTTCGTATCACGTCAGCTATAGCCACTCGCTTAGTCTCATGACCCTCAGCAACCATAGCAAAAACGACATCACCGACAATCCTGCACATTTCCTGATAGCGCAACTGCGCCAGTTCCTCGTTTTTCACACAGATTCCTCGCTCGTTTTTTGTTCAGAACAGTATGGCATAGAGGATTTATAAAAATAAATTCATTTTGCTATCAACAACATAATAACAAAAACCATTAATTAATAGCAAAACGTATTGATATGAATAATACTCAATGCTATTGTTTAGCCATCAGCAGGACGCTGTTAGCCAAACGGAAAGGCAACGCTCTTTAACTTCGATGATGCGCTGACAAAGCGCGACAAGATACCAAACGAGATGGGTTTGGACTGGCGTGTGGTGGAGCTTAGGCCTAGCTGTACCGATCGGGCCGGACTGAGAAGCCACTTGAAATCAGGAAATTGAGACAGGTTCCTGCGCCAGTACCAAAGCCATTTCACATGAGGGTAAACAGATGCGTAAGCCAAAAACCACTACAAAAACAATTATTCATTTCACCTTAAAGCGTCGTCCTGAAGGCAACAGAAATGGAGACGAGCGAGGTCGTGTTTGGTTTCACAAATATTCGTTTTTAGATAAACCATTTTACCGGGCACCACGCCTGTTACGTCGTCTTTCTTTTAACTTCAACCAATAAAATATCTTTAGGGATCAATCATGACGGTAATCGTGTACGGGAAGTCAACGTTTGCAGGCAATGCTAAAACTCGCCGTCATGAACGGCGCAGAAAGCTAGCCATAGAGCGCGACACCATCTGCAATATCATCGATTCAATTTTTGGCTGCGATGCTCCTGATGCTTCTCAGGAGGTTAAATCGCATCGTGTTGACAGGGTAACAAAAGCAGTTTCACGTGCCGGGAACAAGGTTAAGCAAGAGAAAGTAGAGCGCAAGCAGAACCGAATTTACTACCACGATGCTAATCCGCTCGGAAATAAAATCCACGCCGTACAGAAGCAGCGCGGAAAATCAATTCCGGCTTATTACGATTGAGATGAGATATGGAAGACGAATTTGAAGAGTTCGAAGAGCATCCTCAGGATGTGATGGAACAATACCAGGACTACCAATATGACTACGACTATTGATACCAACCAATGGTGTAGTCGCTTTGTGAAATGCAAAGGCTGCAAGCTTGATGCTGAATGCATGGTGAAGCCTGAGGAAATGGCTCTGGTGAGAGAAGATGGAAAGATTGTCGATAAATGGGCAATTAGAACCACGGCAATGATTGCAAGAGAACTGGAAAAACTAAAGGCTACATAGTCGGTCTTCTTTTATCTCACTTCAAATATCTAATCAGGTCGCAATGCGGCCTTTTTTATTGCCAAAATTTAAGGAATAACAACATGACCAAAGAAATTGTGACATTCAAGGGATTTAACAAAGACCTAAAGTGCCGTGGCTTTCAGTTTGCAATCGGTGAAACCTTCCATCACGATGGAAAAGTAGAGGCTTGCGGTTCTGGATTTCACGCCTGTGAATGTCCTTTCGATGTTTTCAGTTATTATCCGCCGGCAGAAAGCCGCTATGCGGAAACAATATCTTTTGGTATTATAGACAGTGAAGAAGGAGGTGACACTAAAATAGCCAGTTCCAGTATCACAATTAAGGATGAGTTAACGCTTCCTCAGTTCATTCAACGTGGTATCGAATGGATTTGGAGCAAGATAGATAAGTCTCTTGAGCAGCAGATCATGTGTGGCAACCGGTCAGCAGCAACCAACACTGGCAACCGGTCAGCGGCAACCAACACTGGCGACCAGTCAGCAGCAACCAACACTGGCGACCAGTCAGCAGCAACCAACACTGGCGACCGGTCAGCAGCAACCAACACTGGCTACCAGTCAGCGGCAATCAACACTGGCGACCGGTCAGCAGCAACCAACACTGGCAACCAGTCAGCGGCAACCAACACTGGCGACCAGTCAGCAGCAACCAACA